GATTTCATTGCTTTCTCAACTCAACTTAGGAAAGTATTGAAGAATCCTGCTCGCTGGTAAATCCCGAAGGATCTCAAGAAAAAGCATAACCTGACCAATTATGTCTCAAATTCAACAAGAATTTAACGAAGCCGAAGCCCGGCCCCAAAATGAACAAGAAAGAGAGAAGAATGAAGAAAAGGAAGTGAAGGTGTTGAAACCTCAATATTGGAGAGAAGTGAATTTTCCCAATAATGATTCTGATGATGACTACTATGAAGAAGTTAGACATTTGACGACACCTGTTGACTTGCCTGAGAGAGATGGATCAAAGGTGAATTTTGATGAGGACCAAATTTATAAAGTTTTGTCCTCAACAATTTCAGCTAATGATTCTAATGAAAACCAAGAACAATCTGGTAATGCTGGATGTTCTTATGACCACTTGGATTTTGATGATTCAAGTGAAGATGAAGAAAAAATGACCTATGCCCAAGAACGAGAGTATGAAAAAGCAATGAAATCAGGATTAGTCCGATACGTTGTTTCACCTCGTTTTTGTAAACATCAACGACGCGATTATATTAAATGTGCTTGTATGTGCGGAATGAAATTCGAACGAGATAAGTATTATTTTGATAAAGGAACGTTGGATGATTTATTGGCAATCTGTTATGAATTACGACTACGACAATTTACACAAAAGAATGGATTTGAAGCCGGAGAACATTATCACAAGCATTTTGTTACTGTTATTAGTTTGACTACTATTGATAAACGACTTGTATGTGACCCTGTTATATCCCGTGATCGATTTTTGACTTTGGTTTATGAATTGAGAGAACATTATGGAGTGACTCATGATTTTGGACAAAAGAAAACTTTGACTGGTATGGACTTTGAAGCACAATCTGTTGGTGATTTCGTACAACGTATCATTGACGCCGTGAAAGGTGCTGCTGGTACTGCTGCGAAATCTGTGAAAGAGATGGTGTCAAGAATTTTTGGCAAAATTGTAGAATCAATGAAATTTGCATTTAATATTATTTCCGAGACAATTGGAAAAATATTGGATAAAGTTTTCAAAATGATTCGAAGAATTATTGTTAAGATTATTGACCCTGTTACTTTTATAACTGAAAATATGACTATGTATGGAGGTTTGATTGTTGTCGTTACTGTTGTTGCATTATCTATAATAATACAGCTTTTAGGGCTGTTTACGATGAATGTTGCTTCAAGAGTGATTGACACACTGATTAAATGGTTTAAATCTAAAGGAAAGAAAACTGAGGAGAATGATGATGATGGTGAGAGTGAGGCTGAGGCCCCTTCTGACCCTATTGCTGGTTTTTTGACGCTTATTTGTTTGGTTTTAGGATTGACATTTACTGATTTTACATCAATATCGAAAAGATGCCGTGAGTTTACTAGTTTAGTTGCTGGTGGAATTGCTGGTTCTATGTTGATGGGATCTTTATTTTTGTTATTACCTATTGCTTTACAATCTGCTTTGAAAACTAAATTTGGATCTGCTGAAGATAAAGAGAAATTGATGATTGAAGAATGGATGATTAGAGCTAATGCGGTGATACGACTTAAAAAGATCCCGAAAGTTTTGGTTTCTAAGGAATATCGACAATGGTTGACTGAATTGATTACTGAAGCTCAAGGTTTGAGATCAAAGATTAAAACCCCTACGACTGCAAATGTTTTTGTGCGAATTTTAGTTAATATGATGGAGATTTTGGCAATGTTGGAGAATTACGATTTGGAGAAATCCTACCGTGATCATCCTTTTTCATTGCATATTGCAGCACCTGCTGGATATGGAAAAACTCTATTTGTTTCTAAATTTATTCGAGACCTGTTTATGACTGAAGAACGAGATGTTTACACCCGACCAATTAACGATGAATTTTGGTCAGGATTTATTAATCAGAAGATAATTCTGTTTGATGAATTCCTGATTGGAGATCATGAAGATCAATCGAGACATGCGAAGGAATACTTGGAGATTGTTTCAACGAAAGTTTTTAAACCACCATTAGCAAGTGTTGATGACATTGCTGTTGGTATAAAAGGAACTCGTTGTGAACCTCTGGGTGTTGTTTCAATAAACAATAAACCTTATTCAGTTGTTACGAATTATGACAAACATACACTGTATCGAAGGAGACATCATGTTATACAATTGCATATTAAACCTGAATTTGCACAATATTTACGTGATAATACACTGAAATTGAGTGAAATGACTGATGCACAAATTAGAAATATTGAATGGTTGGAATTTGAATTGTTACCTAGCACGCCCCATGTCGGACGCGTTGGAGTTAGAATGAATTATACTGATATGATTACGTTCCTGAGAATTAAGCATGCGGAACATCTTGAAACATGCCGCAGAATTAAAGAGGGACTTAACAATGAAGTGAATGAAGATTTGACCCCGACTCAACTGCTTGAAAATGCAATGAGAGAATTAAGAGGAATACCAAATGAACCAAAAGGACTGACTGAAGCTTTATTTGATTTGTTATCTGATGCCAAAGATGGTGTCACTGACTTTTTCAATTTTAATGCTGAAGGCCCTGGTGAGAAAGGAACAGCCGCACAAGGAATGGACGAGAGTGTAAGGTTGAAACCAAGGCCAAAAACAAAAGAATTTGAAATTTTTAAAATCTTGAAATACACAAAATCAGGACAGAATAAATCAAAGGAAGGAATAGAAAGGAGATTGACAAGAGCTCGAGAGATGATTGATGAGCTGGCCGATACGACTGACCCAGAAACGACACATGATAGGAAAATTGTACGTGGATTGTATACTAAAAAGGCTGTTGCTTTTTGCAGTGAACAAGCTGCGTTTGCAACGACTTCTGATAGTGATCAATTTGCAACTGCTGATTCTGATGACGAACCTGTGATTAGAATTCAAAAAGATGTGGAATCGGATATAGCTCATACCAATGTTAATCCAAAATTGATCCATAGACATGCCTGTATGGGCTTGTTTAGGGAAACAATTAAAGGATTGAATGGTGAGTTAGTTCGTGACGCATTTGGAAACCCAATTGTGAAAACTGTTAAATGTGATAAACATTTTGCGCATAAACACTCTGATCTAGAATTGGATCATGTGTTTTTGTGTGAATCTTGTAAAAGACGTGAATCACGTGAAACATTTGTCACTATACATGGAGGACCAAACTACGATGGAAAACAACTGACTGGACATAATGCAAATTTGTTACCTGATGACTATGAAGCTTGCTTCATGGGTGAAAGTGCTGATTTTAAAAAACGAATGGAAGATCTGTGGTCAAGAGTAATTGTGGATAAATATCTATCTTTTGGATATATACCATATGTTATTTGGGATACTACTGAAATGACTGATCAAGAACGTAATAATGCTCCACCCCTTTATTGGGAATATGAGCCAAAGAACAAGGCAAAGACGATGTTCATTAGCATGGCTAAATGGATCTCTATATATGTTGTGATAATTGCAGTGTGGAGGCTTGTGACTATGAAAAAGGACGCACCCTCTGAATTGAATTTTGGAGCTGAATCACCAAAAGCAAATCGTGAATCAAGGACAAATCAAAAAGGACGGAAAAATTTTACAAAGGCACAGGCACAATCTGGTGGATCTTTATCTTTTGAAATGAATGGTAAGACTCATAATGCTGTACCAATTAAGGCACAGACTTTTATGACTTATTATCATTCAATTTTGGATGAAGAAGATAAACTGATTGAAAATGGAACGGAAATGAAGATTCGATGGAAAGGAAATACTGATATTATCAAATTTGATATCTCGATGACACAATCGAGTATTGAAGATGATTTATTGTTTATAACTTTTACTTCGAAGAAAATACCTCAATTCCCAGATATTACGAAGAAATTCTGGTCCTTGGAAGATTTTGAGACGTTTGAAGCAACTTCGGCTACTATCAATATTGATAATAGTCCTAAGTATGTTACTGTCGCAAAAGCCAAGAACAAGAACTACTCGTATTTCAAGAGGAAATTTGAGATGAATGAATGTTTGATGTATCGTTACCCAACAATGAAAGGAGATTGTGGATCAACTGTTTCATCCTGTGGACAGCATTATCCAGGTAAAATACTTGGGATGCATGTTGCTGGAGGATCAAGAAATGGTGATTCATTTGGACTCGCTGTTATTGTTACACGTGAAGATATTGAAGATGCTTTGAAGATCAAGACCGATGGAGACTGTGATGCTGATTTTTCTGCTGAGGGACCTGAAATATTGACTGAAGCTCCTAATCTTAAAATGATTAAGGAAATTCCATTAGACGAAATTGTCTATGTTAATAGGGTATCTAAAATTAGAAAATCAGTGATTTCAGAACATTTGCCATGGCCTGCATTGAAGAAGATTCCAATATTGAGCCAGAATGATCCGCGATCTGATGGAATAGACCCAATGGTGAAAGCCTTGAATATTGCATTGGAAGTGAACCATGATGAATCAACAATTGATGATGACTTACTCAAGTCGTGTGCTGAGGCCACACTTGAGAATTATCGACGAAAATTGATTTGGCCTCTTGGAAAGAGACGTTTGACGTTTGAAGAAGCTTTGCAAGGAATCCCTGGAAAGTTATGTTCTATGAAAGTACGAACTTCCGCTGGATTCCCATTGTGTAAAACTACTACAAAACCAGGAAAACGAAATTTCTTTGAGTTTGGAGCTAATGGAGAGCTATGGTATGATCCGAACTTCCGATTGATGTGTGAACAATACGTTGAGAGGATGGAAAAAGATGGTATACATGAACGCCGATTTATTGCCTATTTGAAAGATGAACTTGTTTCTGATTCAAAAATACTGAAAGTGAAAACTCGTATAATCTACGCTGGAGATATGATCTCTAATGTGGCTTATCGAATGGTATTTGGCTCTGTATTGGCGGCATTTAATGCCTCTTTTGAGAATACACCTTGTGCTGTCGGAATGAACCAATATTCCCATGACATGCATATGATTTATGAATATTTATCTGAAGTCGGTAACGTTAATTTCGTTGCTGGTGATGTAGAAGAATGGGATAAACATCAAATGCGACCTGTTTTGAAATGGGGATACTGGGTTTTCGAACAGCTCAGTAATGACCTGACAACCGAAGCTGGACTGCAAAGTTTTTATTTACAACAAAATTTTTCACCTGCACAGTTTTCTGATAAACTGATATATTTCTTGGTGACATATTTTTCAGGATTGTTTTTGACAACAGTAATGAATAATATTACCCATGAGAATCATATTAGATATATCTTCGCAAAAAGAAATCCGACTAAGGTCTTTGACGAACATGTTAGAGCGAAAGTAGGAGGTGATGATCATGTTTATAATTTCAGTGATGAAGTTAAAGATAACATGACACCATTTAAAATCCGAGATACATATAAGGAACTTGGACATACCTACACCTCTGACACAAAAGATGAAGAACTTAAGGATGAATTTAGAAAATTCGAAGATATAACATTTTTAGGTGCACACCCTGTACTTATTAATGGGAAATACTGTGGAGCCTTGAAGAAGAAGACTTTGCAAGAAATGATACACTGGACGCGAAACCGGAACAAAACGATACGTGACGAATGTAAAATGGCAATGGAATTGTCAAGTGTTTGGGGAGAGAGCTATTATGGTTGGTTCTGTAATGCAATTAATAAGGCATTACTTGAAGTGGATCTGGAAACTATTGATATGCCCGTTTGTAGTGAAATGCAACGAGCTGTCACAAGTAGAACAGCCGCTTCAGGAGAGGACTTTCCATTTGGATTTTTCGCCCAAGGCCCACCTGCTAACTCTTTGGCAAAGCTGAATGAGCATAAGCTTGTGGATGGTGTTAGACTTAATACCCATCAACCAGAATTTATGGCTAATAAAGCTGTGAATGAAACGTCGATGGGCATTGATTTTGGCACGGAATCGAGAGTGTTTAGAGGACAATTTGATTGGACCACTGCTGATATTCCTGGAGTGCCGATCTTTAGCACAGATCTGCCTTTTGGATTATTATCACTTGGAGAACCTGACAATGTGCAAAACATGGGTTTTGATCGCTTCGTATACTGGAAGGGAGATATTGAAATATCTTTCCAAATAAACGCAACACCTTTTCAACAAGGTTTGCTGGTGGCATATTTTGTGCCATTAGCGGCGTATCCAGTTGAATTAGCGAACATTACAACATGTTCACATGTTAAGATTCAACCTGATCAGAGTTCAACATACACTCTAACGATCCCATATCTTTACTTACGCTCGGTTATGAATACCATTGCTAGAGAAACTGAGTCTTTGGGGACACTTTATGTGACACCACTATCTGCACTTTCTGCGATAGACAACCATGAAGTGACCCTGACTGTTTACTCAGCTTTCCCTGGCTCTAAGTTTACAATACCGAGACCATTGGATGCGGAACCAGGAAGGAATAAATTTTACACTGTAACAGGTTTGGAATCGATCCCGGAAATGGTTTCTTTCGACGGACCGTTTGAGGCCCAAGGAAATGCGTCATCTACAAGTATAAGCAACTATTGGAATGCGGGAGGGGATATGCCTATTGAAGGTATATCTAATAATGCGGCTGCAGAAGCCCATCAAGACCTTTCCGCTGATGTTAAAATTCCAATGCCATTGGACAACCCTCCTTTGGCTTCTGGTGCTTTGCCTGTGGTGCAACACTTTTCATCTATGGCTGCCTCACACGGTGTGAGACCGACCACTGATTTACAACTGAAGCCTGCCACATTGGCTCGCCAACAGATGGATTTATTCAATCCTGCTGAAACTAAATTTGAAACATTGCTTGCACATCAAACATTGTTGACAAAGTTTTCTATAGATAGAGATACCCCTGTGGGTACTGAACTATATAAGATTACTTTGAATACACGATGTGGTATTGCTGAGGGGAATAATATCCCACTCAACATTGCAGTTTTGAATCAATTTATGTTCTGGAGGTGCGATGTGGAACTGACGTTTGTAGCAGTACAAACTAAGTTTCACTCCGTTCGTTTGCAAGCCCTTATGGCTTTTGGAGCTCCCGGATTAGTACTTGGATCGAGAAATGTGAACTATTCTTCGAACATGAACTTTGCGCCGAATGATGATAGTACGAATTATGTACATACTGAAGTGATTCCATTCAATGCGCAAACTGAATTTTTGAGAACGTACGAGGGTGAGTCTGTTACAGACCCCATTCAAAATTACGCTCTAGGAACATTCGGTGTTTATGTGCTGAATAGCTTGATCGCCCCGGATACTGTCTCAGGATCTGTTGAAGTTTTGGTTTTCCTACGGTTTTTGAACCCGAAATTGGCTGTACCACGGCCGAATTCGCCATTTACATGGAATAATTATTTGGAATATATACCTAGTGTGACTTATGGCTTTAGAGGCGATACTGTTAGAGTATCCAGCTTTGTATTGGCCGGATTTATGCGAAATGTTTCAGGACAGCCAACTGTCAATACCACAAATAACTTAGTTATTTGGAGTAATGATAGTGTTGCCCCTGATGGTTTTTATGATGTTATTGGAAATACAACTTTCCAAGGAACATGGATCGAACCTGGAGGATCAACCTCTGGGTGGCGAATCACTGTGAACCAAATACAAATTGCTGGACCGGTCATGACATTGCTTGGAATTACTCCGAACCCTGGATTGACCCCTGGATTTGAGTCACTTGTGTATACACCCGATTTTTATTTTATGGTACCACACATACCAATGAGTGATATTGAGTTTGAAGCACAAGGACCTACTGAAACTGACACGATCGAAGATGTGAATCCCAGTGGAACTGGTGAGAATACGGATCAGGCTGAGAGGATAGTTATGACGATGGAAGAAACTCCGGATCGCGTCAATAAACCATGCAAATGGGAGATTGGCGAGAAGTTTGAGTTTACTATTTCTGACGTTCATGAGATCGGACGCAGATATATTCGAGTGATTCCAATTTCAAATGTGGCATTGGATCAATTCGCAGTTCTGACTCGTACAACATCTGAAGGTGTTGTTATGAATCATTTGAACATTCCTGTTCAACCTCAGAATTTGTGGAGAGGTCTTTATGCGGCATGGGCTGGTGGTGTTAAGTTCAGAGTATTCCGAAATGGTGAGGGTTTCCTCCCCCAGGTTTTCTTTGTTCCATACTACAATCGTGATGTGACCCAGCCAGGTCTTCCAATAATAGATGCTATGGAGGGCTTTGATTTTATTGCTTATTCAAATTCGTATACTTCAGTCTCATCGATTACGGGACCTCTCGCAAGAGAAGTCATGTATCCGATTTCAGACATGAATTACGTTGATGTTTCAGCACCATTTCAAAGTCACTATAACTTTTGTTATAATTCGAAGACCCAGGCTATCGCCCCGATAAGCTCAGGAACACTCGTGTTGTCTTATGGTAATTCTGCCATTCCGACAATATATACTGCGTTCGGCGATGATCTTAGATTGGGAATCTACAGACCGCCGGCTGTTACTACTTTCAACATGTCTATCTTCAGAAATGGA